CCTTTGCATACCAGGGCAAAACCTTTCCAGCCGATATACACCGTCAGGACAGCGCCACGAACCGGCAGCCCGACCTGCCCGTCGGCATCGTTCAGTTCAATATCAAGCTGGTCAGCTTCAAAGCCCCGGTTATCCGTCAGAGTCATGCTCATCAGACGGTCGCTGATATTGCCGGTAATATCCCTGCTGTCGAGCATCAGCATGTAATCCGGCGTCAGCGTACTGCCTGCATCAAATGTCAGCGCATCCAGCATTATCCCGCCCCCGTAATACCCGTGAATTTAGTCGCCACACTGCCAGCCTTACCGATGAGCGATTCCGCCTGTTTACCGATATCGCCATAAAGCGCGGCCAGTGATTCATCCACGCGGGTGAGCGACAGCGTAAAATCAATTTTCCGGGGTGTGCCGTCTGCAAAGAAAATACTCCCTGTTTCACTCACCCTGCTGATGACATACATGCCGTAAATCATGCCGGTGCCATCCAGCAACGGCCACGCCCGGCCTTCCTCTGCCATCAGTCTGAGCGTGGTCATCGTCAGCTTTCCGCCGGTCAGTTCGGGATAAAGCACACCGGCAAGCGTAATGTTTTCCTCACCCACACCGAGAAACTGAAAGGCATCCCGTTTGCCGATACGGGAATTTGACGGCCAGCGATAATCTGATTCACGCTGCATGGTCTGGTGTGGCAGCGTCTGGCGCATAAAAACAAACATACCTAACGCGAGCATCATTTTTCGTCACCTCCTTAACCGTCATGCATCATGCTGGCACGGGCGCGCGCACGTTTATCCCGCTCGTATTTTTCGAGCGCATCCTGTAACTGGCGGTCAAGCTGTGTCCCCGGCGCAGTACCACCGGTCAGGCTGATGTGATATTCGTTTTTACTCTGGTCCACATAAGAGCGGCCAGCCGGTGCCGTGACCGGCTGATAAGCCTGATAGCCTGCATAAGAGCTGGTCGCCGGAATATAACCACCGCTGCCATACGTGGCGGCTTGAGTTCTGGCGGCGGTCTGGTCAAGTGTGTCTGACTCTTTGTTGATAACACCGAGTTTTTCCAGTACCCAGTCAATACCGCTGCGCAGTTTGTTGAACGCATTAAGCGGCAGCATCAGCGCGTCAGCCAGTGCCTGCCCGAACATGACCCCCGTGTCACGGCAACTGTTCAGGGTGTCCTGAGTGGCTTTGACCGGAGCAATCAGGTTTTTAAACCACTGCCACGCGGCCTGTAACTTTTCACCCAGCCAGTCAAACACCGGCTTAAGTGGCGTGAACAGTTCCCCCACCGGCGCAAATGCCACTTTCAGCCCTTCAACCACACCGCCAAAGAATGCGCTGACAGGCTCCCAGTATTTACGGATAAGCAACGCCCCGGTGACAATTGCGGCCACCACGGCCACAACCGGCCAGCTAATCGCCCCGATGGCGGTCATAACAGCACTGCCAACCGTCGTGAAGACTGCCCCCATTGCGCCTGCTGCCGCGATGATGGCATTGATGCCGGTGATAACCGGCCAGGCTACGAGGCCAATGGCACCGATGATGCCAGTCAGCGCCAGCGCGCCACCGGCAATGATGCCGATGGTTGACGCCAGTGATTTGTTTTTCTGGATCCAGCCGTCGAGTTTTAACACATACTTTGTGGCCGTCTGCGTGAGCTTACGCAGCGCGCCTTCCTGCTGGTCAAACAGGTCAGTCCCCACTGCCTCATAAGCGGACTGAAACTCTTTAAAGTCACCGCCTAGGTTGTCCTGCATGATATTTACCAGCTCGGCGGTCTTCCCGTCTGAGGCTTTAAACGCAGCGGTCAGTTTGTCCAGCTTTCCGGTTGAGGCGGCAGTCATCAGCACGGCGGCGGCTGAGCTGGCCTCCTCCCCGAAAATAGTTTTCATGTATTCAGCCTGCTGGGCAGTACCGAGCCGGTTTTTCTCAAAACTGGCCTGCATTTCTTTCAGAATGGTAAATACTGGTCGGGTGTTTCCCTTGCTGTCTGAGGTTTTCACACCAAGCTCTTTGAGTGCATCCCATGCTTTTCCCGTCGGTGCCTGCAGGCGGCTTAACACGGCACGGCTTCCCGTCCCCGCCATTGAGCCTGTGATTTTTGCATCATGCAGCGCCCCGACCATTGCGGCGGTTTCTTCAATGCTGACACCGGCATTTTTTGCCACAGGTGCGGCATAGGTCAGCGCATCGCTCATGCCGTCAAAATCGGCGGCAGTTTTGTTCATCGTCATGGAGAGAACATCCCCGATATGAGCGACCTTATCGTTTGAAAGCTGAAAGGCGGATTTCATCCCCATCAGCAGGGCGGCGTTTTCTTCCATCGTGCGGCGGTTCGCCAGTGCCATGTTCAGCGTGACCGGCGTTGCCGCCTGAATGGCATCAACATCCCCACCGGCTTTCGCAATGATAATCTGCGCACCGGCAGCATCATCCGCCGAGGCAGCGGTATTGTCACCGAGCTGGCGCGCCTGTTTGCGTAGCGCGGCCATTTCGGCGGAGTCTTTTGCCACACCTAGCACGGCCTGCAATTCTGAGTTTTTCTGCGCAAACTCATAACCGGGCATCAGCAGCTTAACTCCGGCCATCGTTCCCGCAGCAGCAATCCCCACACCGGCAGCGCCCACTGAGGCCATATTTCCGGCCAGTTCCTTTCCGGCCTGATAACGCTGTTTGACTGCGTTAAGTTTTGCCTGTTGTGCACTGACACGCGCCAGTGCGTCGCGCTGACGGTTAAGTTGTGCGGTGGTTTCACTGATACGGTTTTTCAGCCCCTGCTCATCATGTGCAAAATTGCGGGTATTAATTCCCATAGCGGCCAGTTCCCGCTGCTGGCGTTTAACGGAATCCGTCAGGCGGTTATATTTCGCCTGTAAGTCCTCCGCCGCACGCTTTGCGGATTCCAGCACTTTCGCCTGAGCACGGGTCGGACGTTCAGTGTTTTTAAACTGTGTGGCAAGGGCTTCGGCCTCCTGCCGTGCCTTTTCAAGTGCATGACCAGTCACAGCGAGCTGTGCACTGGTCTTGCGGAACCCCTCAATACGGGATGCGTGACCGTTCAGCTCGCGCAGTGATTTTTGTGTTTCCCGGATATCTCCCGACAGCGACTTACTCGCTGTGCGGATGGATTTAAACGGGCGGGATGCCTGGTCAACAGCCCTGAGCAATACCTGTAATTTTACATTGTTACTCATTCGTGTTTCCGCTTCGCCGGAGCGCCTTTTCGCGCCATGTGATGAGTTCGGTCAGGCTCATGGGATACAGTTCTGATGGCGGCCAGTGAAATATCACTGCCACATCCGCCATCAGGTCATCGACCGAGAGATTTTTCGGAAACGTCACTGCACCGAGTTCGGCGACAAAAAACCGACCACCTTACCGGCCAGCGCCACAAGGTCAGGCAGTTCCAGCGCGGCGACTTCCTGCTCGGTCAGCATCGGTGCCGTCATGCGCGGCAGCACCTTAATCAGTGCATCGACTTCGGAGTTTGCGACCGCAGCCAGACTGACACCGCGCAGCGTCCCGGCATTGGGTTTCATCAGCGTGACCTGTTCGATAACCTGCTCACCACGCTTGACCGGATTGTCCAGGGTAATCACATTTTCTTTGTTCATGGTTTTCTCACTTCTGAATCAGGGTTAACCGGTCAGCCATGCTGACCGGATGAAAATCACAGGCCGATATTTCGGCGGTGTTGCTCCAGCCGGTCGACGCCGTTCACCTTCTCAATCATGTTGATGGTGTCGATTTCGACCAGCTCCTTGCCGTCCATCGTCAGCCGGAAATAGGTGCAGACCACGGAGATTTTCGACTCGGTGTCTTCTCCCTGTTTACCCTCGCCGGTGTCGATTTCTTTCTGACGTCCACGCATGACCACTTCGACGGCCACCGTTTCGCCGGTATCGTCACGCTGGTAAGAGCCTGCAAAACGAATCGGCACAGCATCCACACCGGTTGCGGCGTAAAGCTCCCAGATAACCGAATCCGGGAAGCCACCGAGCGACCACTCCATTGACAGCGCATCGTCATCAAGGCCGAGGTCTACCGGTGCGCTGCCGTTCATCCCCGCACCGCGATAGTTTTCGAGCTTACGGGTCAGTTTTGGCAGCGTGAGGGACTTTGCAACGCCCTGATAGCTGTAGCCGTTCAGAAAGACGTTCATTAACTTGAGTTTGCGCGGCATTGCCATCGGTCAGGCTCCTTAATTGCTGTTAACCGAGGTGACCAGATTTGCCAGATATTTATCGGTGATACGCTGGCGCAGGGTCAGGTTTTCGAGAGGAGGCACCGGGGTATAGTCGTAGTCGATATACAGTTTTCCGGCCTTGAGGGTTTCCGCATCGTTGGATTCTTCGCTGAACCAGCAGGTCGCATCCACGATATAGCCGTTTGTTTTCAGCTCACGGAATTTGGCATTGATGCCGTCAACGATGTCGCGAATCAGCGTTGCGGTGATGGGCTTGTCCACCGCCCACATGTGCGCCTCAGCCATCGTATCGGCCAGCACCTGCGCGGTGCGGGTGTAGTTTTCAAAGAGGAACAGCGGGTCATCGGAGCAGGTACGGTTACCCCAGAAGCGGAAACCGTCGCGGCGAATCAGCGTAGTGACGCCTGACTCGTTAAGCAGGTCAGCATCGGTGCCGGACTCCTGCAAATCCCAGAAGACGGATGCGCTGATGCCGGTAACACCGTTCACCCCGACATTGGACAGCGTTTTATGCCAGCCCTGCTCCTGGTCGATTTTAGCGCGCAGGCCCAGCGCACGGGCGGTGGCATACGTGGTGGCGGTGGTACTGGTGACCGTATCCCATGCGAGGAAATCCGGCCAGATGACCATCAGCTCACGCTGGCTGAAATTCTGGCGGTAGGCTTTCACCTCGGAAATGGTCTTACAGCCCCATGCGCTGATATATCCGAAAGCGCGCAGCTTCTGACAGACTGATGCCAGTGCAACAGCCACCTCTTTGGTGTCCAGTCCCGGCACGCCGAGAATACGCGGTTTAACACCGGTTACCGACTCCGCCGCCAGCAGGGCTTTCAGTCCGGTGTACTGACCGTTTTCGTCGGTGGTGCCGATGATATTGGAAACGGTCTGCGCAAGTTTCGTTTCTTCGTCTTCGCCGGTGCCGTCTTCCACACGTACAACAACGGTGACCGGTTTTGACTGGTCAGCGATGGCCTGCAACGACGCCGCCAGCGTGCCTTTTTTACCGGCCTTTGCAATTGCGCTCTGCACATTGGTAATCAGCACCGGTTTATTGAGGGGGAAGGTTTCCGCATCCGCATCGCTGGCCGTGCAGACCATGCCGACAATGGCCGTGGATACGGTGGAAATGACGCGGGTGCCGTCGTTAATCTCCAGCACCTGCACGCCATGATGATAGTCACTCATCCGTTTAACTCCGTGGTTAATGGGTGCAACTATTTTCTGTTGTGCAGAGCATGAGACGCTATTTGACCTGGCTGGTCAGTGGATGAAACAACAGACAAAGAAAAGGCGGGTAATCCGCCAGCCTGTCATGATTTGCACTCACTCCTTTTCCAACTGACAATTTACATAGCCCAAACGCTATCAAATCTGACAGTCTGCTTTGAGCGATCAGCAGACGTTCGTACTTGAGTTGCCATAGATCTTGCTCACAATGTCATGTATCAATCAACTGGGAACAGGTCAATCGTTGCGAATGATATCGATATCTCCTGAAATTAGGGGTATTACTAGGTGGCTAAAGTAACTTGTTAATGGAGTAGGAATGGCAAACTATGTATCAGGGAATATCATTTCTCAATCGTATGTTCATGTTAATCCTGAGTGGTTAAAAAATGCGACCCCTCAAGATAAGAAACTAAGAATCAATGAGATTGAGAAGCAAATAACTGCCTTTGCGAAGAGCCGAATACCTTTTTTTATTGGAAGTGAGGTAGAGATAACAGTTGAGTTCTCTGAAGGCTCAATCATCGCGAAAATCACCGCTTACGGTAAGATCATCCCACTACTGGGGGGGCTAGTTATCGGATACCCACACTTTAGTGAGGGTGTTAGAACCATGGTGAAAGATGCACATGATCTAGGTTCGTATATTAACTCCGAGCTGTTATTTCAAACAGGCGCAAAACATAAATCTGAGCGCAAGTCAGTTGAGGCTCGCTTAGGAGTTTTTGGTATTATTGATCGCGTTAACGCCCAGATTAATGATCTAAGCTTGATCTCTCGGAGGAAGGAAAATTCGCCATCAATCACATATAAAAAATTGTTACAGTTGCATGGGGATATCCTCTCATCCCTTGATAAGATTTCTGAAAATGCCCTAGATGACTCAGATGAAAAAATAGCCAAGGATATGTGGATTGAAGGCGTATCCGGCATATCTGTGGGACGATCGCATTTCAAATTTAATCTTAAAGGTGATGATGATGTGTACAAAATGTTGGTTGCCGAAAAGCAGAGCATTCTTGATGACCTGAAAAAAAGGCAATAGGGCCTAATGCCTCCGTGGTGGGTATATAAAAATCACGGGGAGCAGGGCTAGCTTCGTCTTGACCTGCTCCCCATAGACATAAATCCGACTGCTTTAGCGATTTCTTTTAATGTACTAGTAACCTTTAATGATTCTGTCAGAGTTGCCGTTATGGGCTGGGTTGTAGCAGTGACCCGTCTCAGAAGTGTTTGTTCTCATAGGCATCTTTCACTCCGGCGTGTTTCTCCGCACAGGCCCGTAGGATGGTGAGGGCGTGCCGGATTAACTGCTCACTGCGTTCCGGTTCAAACCAATTACCATTGAATTTTCCGCCGTGAAAGAGATTGTTTCTTACTCGACAGACCAGCAGTAAAATTAGTTCAGCCCGGTGCCGGGAACTCGGTAGTTTTTCCGACCACATGATCCCCTTTTCACCGTAAATCTGTTTTTTAGGGGGATGCTCTTCGAAGTAATGAATCGCTTCATTAAGTTTAGAGGTAGACGGGTTTTCGATAACGTCACGCACCTGATCGGAATATCCATTCCAGTCAGCTTTTAAATGGCCTCCATTGATTAAAATCCCACATGCCTTAAGGCAATATTCATATCGTGAAAACTCAATAAAAAACTCACAGGCCAGTTGTTGTAACATAAAAAACTCCATATCCTGTAGGGACTTAACTTAAAACAACTATATTAATCATCCATGCTACACATTATAGAACTTATTATGTAACTTTTAGGAATGGTAATTTACAAGCTCAAAGCCTGGATCAATGAGGATTTTTTAGCTCCTATATAGCTTGTTGGAAGGTCCGCTTCTGGCACAGTGCGGACTGTCAGATTAGGCTTTACTCTGTGCTATAGATATGTCAGCTCATACAACTTATTGCGGCATTTCCGGCCATTCAGGATTTGCAGGATCCACACGGCTGACCAGAACGCTGTAGCGTTCCCATGCTTCCAGTCGTGCGCGCTCCTCATCCGTCGCCATATTCAGCCTGACGGCGCGTTCCAGCGGCTGGATAACTGATTCAGCTTCGGAAAGTAACGCGGCCTTTTGTGATTCGGCCTGTTGTTGCTGTTCGTCTGCCGTATAAATCCGCTTAATCACGGCACCATCCTTAAACATCCATTTACCTGAGTCATCAGCACGTCGGTTGGCGGTAATATCAGGAACCTCGACAACGCTAAAACCTTCAGGGTTAAGCGTTGAAGCATCTCTGGTGATGCCGACAATTATATTATTCTCGTTGTAAACAATCTTTATCGTGTCTTCCTGAAAATTACTTACTTCCTCATACCAGTTTTTTCCCTCTTCGGACCATAACCAGATAACATCAAAATTTTTTGTCAGTTGATATTGGGCAACAGTTTTTGGATTACCCGCAGTAATATTTTTTAAATGCTGCATAAATTACACCTGTGCGACGTTATACCATGTGCCATTGATGTATTTTTGTATTGGTCTGAATACTGCGGGGTCATCACCATCGACTTCACCGACAATACCAAGCCCGGTAATTACGTGCCCTGCTTTCTCATACATCACACCTTTTTGCATAGTCTGAACAACACGTGTGCCCAGGCGAATATCTCGTACATAGCGAGAATCCGATTCATCTTTGGTATATGCACCAACATCTCCCGCAGAGGGTTTGCGGGTTGTGGTGTAAAACTCTGACCAGTCAGCCTCAAATCCATAACCATCACGCGCTGAACGATAATAAATACCGCCGTTCTTATAATTCACACGGAACTGTACGGCAGGGCAACTCCCCTCGCTCATATTGAAATGGAGGATTAATGTCGATGCGCCACCAATATTTGCTTGATAGACCCCGCTATTCCAGTTCCAGCCAACAGCTTTATCATTTCCGACAGTGCTTCCTGTTTTCCCTAAAGCAAATGCAGGCTGCTGGTTTTTCGTGTTGTAGTCTCGTCGCCAGCCAGGAGCATAAGCATCACCATGATTAATATAAGTGAATTGAGCGTTAGTGGTGCCGCCTCCGGTGGAAGTGCTTGGTGTTGTTACACGGATGGTCATGGCACCTTTATTACCCATAACCTCAATAACGCAACCTGCAAGATGAATAGTTCCACAGCCAGTATCGGTAATAATTTTATTATTGCCGTATGACCATGAACATTTGCACATCCAGTACGGATGATTAAATGCACCACGGGAATCCAGCCATTCAATAAACTGAGCGGTTGTCCAGTTTCCGGCTTCAGTGCTCAAAGCGCCGCTATAAGCACGACAGGCACCGATATTTTTCGTGAAGGTATCCTTTCCCGGAATATCCGCACCGTTCTGATCTTTCTGAAGACGTTTTTCAGCATTGTCATAGGCAGACTTCACTGCTTTTGGTGTTGCGGCCAGCGTTTCAGAATCACTGTTGGTGGCGCTACTGAGCTGGACAAGGCCTTTTCGCGCCGTGGTGGCATCCTGCGCAGTGTATTTCCCGTTAGCAAGGTCATACGCTGTCTTAACCGCCTTTGGCGTTGCTGCAAGCGTTTCAGAATCGCTGTTGGTGGCGCTACTGAGCTGGACAAGACCTTTTCGCGCTGTGGTGGCGTCCTGTGCAGTGTATTTCCCGTTAGCAAGGTCATATGCTGCCTTTACCGCTTTTGGTGTTGCGGCGAGCGTTTCAGACGTGCTGTTGGTGGCGCTACTGAGCTGGACAAGGCCTTTTCGCGCTGTGGTGGCATCCTGCGCAGTGTATTTCCCGTTAGCAAGATCATACGCGGCCTTTACCGCTTTCGGCGTTGCGGCCAGTGTTTCAGACGTGCTGTTGATCGCACTGCTTAACTGAGTAAAACCTTTTGCGGTCAGCGAGGCGTCCGGGTGACGTCGTGACTGTTCATGCTCTGCAATTTTGTCATCAACGTAATCCTGCGTCGCCATCACCGTTGTGGTGTCAATGGTCAGCGCCACTGAGGCCACACTGCTGACGATGATGACCATGCGACAGGTCTGCGAACGCCCTGAGCCTTCGGCAAGAGCTGGCTTATAACTTTCGGCCATGTTCGCCACGGCAATTAATGTTCCCGCATCATCGTACAGGCCAAGCTCACGCATCCAGAAACCGCCCACCTCCGGCGGAATAACCAGCTCTGCGATAATATAATTACTGTTTCGTTTGTCCTGGCTGATTTTGTTCAGCGCATGTCGCCAGACTTCATGGATAAGCCCGGTCTGTCCGGCATCCGGGACAGGCAATTTACCACCGCCATCCCCGACGGCCATCGTGGTAATGTTGACCTTCCGCCCTCCCGGCGCGGTTGCCGCTGCCAGCTTTGCTGCACCGGCAGTGGTGATAACGGTTCTGAATTTTGTGCTCATTATTCCTCACTTATCCGGGGTAAACCGTAATTACATCGCCGTCGTAAGCCACACCACCGGCGAACAGGTAGCCGGGAATGTCCCGGGTAATGTTCAGGCCAATAAGGTGACGGCTTGCAGGTTTGGCATCAGCAATCAGCCGTTCCATTTCCTGATACATTGCCTCTGTGATGCCACTTTCCAGTACACCAATATCAAGCCGGAAGGTGCCCGGCGGGTCACTGGTTTCCCACCACTCCGTCACGTTGATGAGATAGCCCAGCGGCTCCACCACACGCCGGATTGCACCTATCGTGCCCTTATGACAGTGGATGAAATAGGCATCGCGGATAACGGCGCGTTTTGTCGCTTCCGGCCACTTTTCATCCCACCTGTCGACCGAAAACGCCCACGCCAGCCACGGCAGCAGATTTGCCGGACAGGTGTCCGGGTTCCACAGTTCACGAATACTGACCGGCGTTTTTTCAATTTCCGCACAGGCTTTTGCGGCGGCAACTTCAAGCGGTGATGAGCCGGTCGGCAGCAGTCGCGAATCACTCATCCGAGCCTCCGGTCACGACGCGGTATTCGGTACAGAAAGACGCCTGCGTACTGTTGAGCACGATGTCGGCCAGTGGTGCCGCCAGCTCGACACGCTGCACGCCTTCCACATGCAAAGCGGCATAAATGGCAGACAGACGGATGTCGCGCCCCAGCCGGTGCTGTGCCGTGATGTACGCTTCCAGCTTTTTCACGGCGGCCGCGCGAATGGGTTCGCTTTCGGGACCAGGGTAAAGGTAAAGCGTGGCGTTTATCTGGTATTCAACGATGGCGGCAGACTGCACGGTCACGCGGTCGGCCACCGGTCTGACGTCCTCGCCATTAAGGGCGTTACGCACCACCGCCAGCAGGTCTTCGGATGCGACACCGTTATTTTCACGGGACAGCACAGAGATGGTGACGCAGGCCGGAGACGGACTGGTGACAGAGATATCCGCGACACGCCCGTCGGCACTGCGACCATGATACTGATAGGCACCCACCGACCCGGCGACGCTTAAGCCCTCAAACGCCTGCTGAATACGCAGACGATAATCGGTGTCAGATTCCATCACTGCCGGTGTCGGCGGGAGGGTCGAATCATCTGCCGGGGTGATAGTCAGGCGCGTGGTGTTGTAATTGGCACCAATCACATCAAGGTCATTACCGGCGGCACAGGCCAGCATCACCGCCCGTGCGGCCTCATTCACACGCTGACGCCAGATAAGCTCACGATAAGCATTTTCCTCCAGCAGTTTGACGAGAGGCTCGGATTCCAGCGTCAGGGTACGGGAGACCGCCTCCTGCTGGTCTTCCGGGTAAAGGGAAATCAGTGTCGCCTTGCGTTCAGCGAGAATGGTTTCAAAGTCCAGCTCCTCGACCACATCCGGTGCGGGTAGCTGGTTCAGGTCGATAATCGGCATGGTTTCAACTCACAGGGATGGTTAACGAAAGTGGCTGGCCGGTGTCGTTATGCTGGCCGGTTAACGTAACTGTCATTCGACCGTCAAAGCTGCGCGCCGTGGTGACGGATGACAGGGTGACGCGGGGTTCCCATTTCAGCACCGCCATGTAACAGGCGACCTTAATCTGCAACTCAAGCGCCGGAGTCTGCGGCTGGTCAATCATTGACGCTAGCAACGAGCCGTAATCACGACGCATCACCCGCGAGCCGACCGGTGTGCGCAGGATATCGCCGATACTCTGGCTGATATGCTCAAGGTCAGTGACAGTCAGGCCATCACTGCGATTCATTCCGAGATAACGCGCAGTCATAGAGGTCCCCCGGTTGTGCCGCCGCTGTCGCCGGGGTGTTTATGGGTATGCAGTACCTTACCGTTTGATGAGAGTTCACCGCCGGTGTGTTCAATGTTGCCGCGCATCGTCCCGCCCTTCTGTACTTCCAGCGTGCCGGTAATCAGCCTGTTGGTGCAGACCACCTCCGGTGTGTCCAGGGTGACGCGGGTTGATGCTTTCACCATGACCACCGGCACCGTGGCAGTAACAGAATCAGAAGCCGTCACGCTGGCCGTTTTAATTCCGCTTACCGTGAGCGCACTGGTTTCAGGTTCATACTCAATCACCGCCCCGTCAGGGAAACGGATATGCAGGGCATCCGCCGACGCAGACGGTGCGGGGTTATCGCCGGAATAAATCCCCGGCAGAACGAACGCCGTGTCGAGTTCACCGCCCACGGCCAGAATCAGCACCTGTTCCCCCACGGAAGGTGCCCACCATGTGCGCGAACGCCCGGCGCGATGGGTCAGCCACTGAAGCCAGTCGGTGCACATGCCGCCGGTCTGCACACGGCAGCGACCGGCGTTAAGGTCGGTTTCGACGACAATGCCGGTGCGTATCATGTTGCGCAGTGCGCGCGCGAGTTCCTGAATATTTGATAATGTGCTCATACGGCAATAATGAGAGATATATACTCGATAAACCATTACAACCCGTTGTATCATTTTTGGCACAATCAAGAAGGAACTGAAGTATGGATAAATATCAAATCTGGGAAAATCAAAAAGACACCATCGCCCACCAAGAGTATTTAAAAATCTCCGACACCAATTTACTTGGACATATGCATATTGCCAATTACGAAGTTGTCCAACATGAATTAAGCAAATTCAACTCCCCTGACATTGTTTCCCGTCATTCATTTAACAGAGACAAATTTAAAAAAGAACATTTAAACATATCAAGACACCTTTTCAATTATATATCTTCAGCATTATCATTTAGAGATTCAACGCGCAACCTACTTAAAACAAAAGCATTAAATATTGCCGACATTAAAATCAAATCAGAGGCATTCATCAATCATGAATTCCGAAATAATCCAGTAATAAAATTAATGGAGGATTTAAGAAACATCCTGACGCATCAAAACATGATCGCCCCATCAATATCATCATTCATGCACCTCCAAAGAAATATAAACATGCACGGCTTTTCATTTAAGATTGAAAGAATCTTAAACAATGACAGAACCACCAAACAAACAAAAGAATATTTAATCTCACTAAAGCAAAAAAACTTATTCATTTTACCGATAATAGAAGAATACCAATACACGACTCTTAAGTATCAACACTGGCTTTTAGCAAGTATCTACACTGTTCATCAAGATACTTACCAAGAATACTGGAATGCGAGAAAAAACATCATGAACGAATGGGGAGGAGACACTCAGCTAATACCTAAAGAGAGTGAGCTCACTTATTTAACCAGATAACAACCTGGTCAGTTCGCAAACGGAAAAAACTGGCCGCGACATTTTATCGCGGCCTTAAACATTCAAACGATCACCATTGATGAATCCTTATGCCCCAATCGACTGTATATTCTCAAGTGGCAATTAAAACTTATCCGACGAAAATACAAAGAGTGTTATACAACAATCAACAACTCAGCAATAAAGCGTAAAAAAATTGCACAACTAACGATCGAGGTGAGCCAGGATAATCTCTTCAATCATCTGCACATCCTTACCGGTAAAGCCGAGCAAAGGACGCGCCGGATAATCAATTTTCTTACCGTCTTTCCGGGTTTCTTCCGACAGACCAAACTGATGCACGCTGGCGATTTTCGGTGACTTCCCGCCGTAAAATTCCATTGATGCCTGTTCCGGGCTGGCGCGGATATGCAAAAAACGACTGGTGATAAGTTTCGCAAACATTTTTCGCTTAACACGACCGGTCTTTTTTCTGGCGCTCTGCTGCTGGCGTGGCGCGTAGGGTGTGCCGTCCGGGGCTTTCTGTGCCATCACCCGACGCTGCTGACTCTGACGCAGACGTTTCGCCAGTTCGGCGCTCAGTCGCCGACGCCCTGACGGTGACAGCGATTCAATAAGTCCCGCCAGCCGGTCTTCAAAACGCTTAAACTCATTCATCCCACTTGCTCACCAGTTCGCCATTGATATAAAGCTCCATCGGGCGGGTGGTCGGCTCCGGCGGCGTGGGTTCCGGGATATTCTTCACATGCAGCGCGCCGTCCACCTCACTGACCAGCGTGCGCTCGGTCAGCATCAGGCTGATGCTGATATCAAAGCTGCTGTCATTGTTGATGTCTGCATAAAACGTGAAGCCCTTTTTCTGACCTTCGTCAGTGGTCATGATGTCGGGCTGATTTTCCCGCAGCCACGCCAGCACCGGCACGATGAGCAGGTCAAAATCACCGGTAAAGTCGGTCACAATGACATTGAGCGTGTAACGCTTTTCGAATGACAGCGACGTCGCCAGTGTGGAGGCAATACTCCCGTTATCCACGAATATCCGCAGCATATCGGGGTTAGTTTTCAGCACCGTGACGGCATCAGTCAGCGCCCTGCGCAGGCTGTCGGGTTTGAGCATCGTTTTCGTCCTGACAGTGTTTAATCATTTTTACCTGGCTGGCACAGCGCGCCAGCGCGTTCTCAAGCTGCCGGATATCGGCACTTAAATCACCGTTCGTCTGCGGGTCGCTGCCCGGCATCGGGCAAAGACTCACTTTCGGGCAGGCGTTGTGGACAATCACTGGCATCGGTGCAGGCGGGGCGCTGGTGCAACCGGCGCACAGCATCAGGCAGGTCAGCGCCGTACCAGCGGCGAAAATCTTCGTTTTCATTCAGTAACCTCGTGATGGTTTTCTCGCGCTGTGCTTCACGTTTCGCGGCGTTCTCCAGCTCCTGACGCAGTGCCACCTGCGCCAGCTCGTTTTTGTCTGCCCTGGTAAGGGCAACATGAAGCTGGTTTTTCAGCATGGTGATGGTCGTCTGCTGTTCACTGGCGACGTTGTTCGCCCTGTCCAGCGAGGCGCGCAGGCTGGCGTTTTCATGCTTCGCCAGAAACAGCCCCGCCACCGCCAGCGATAACAACACGACCAGCACAATCATCAGCTTTGACATGGTTCCCGCCCCTCAAAACGCTGACGGCAGGCTTTACGTATCAGCCGGAAGAACACCGACGCCACAAGATAAATCAGCGCGGTAAAAATCCACCCGGCAGCGACCAGCGCGATAAACGTCGCCACCATCACCACCAGAGCCGCCGCCCGTCTGCGCCACCGCACCGGCTGCAAAAACAGCGACGTGACAATCTTCACGGCCAGCGATTCCGGCGGCAGCTCCCGCCCGTAGCGTTCCAGCACATACTCAGTGGCATACACGCCGACACCACCGGCAACCACACAGATAACCGTCGCCAGAATCGCCCAGGCGGCGACAAAATTGACGGCCACGCTCTGCGGGTAAATCAGGGACAGTGCCAGCATCAGCGCCAGCGACACGTTCAGCATCAGTGAAAGGGATAATTTCTTCATGGTGTTTACTCCGTTTAAGCCGGTACGCCGCCAGCGGTACGCCAGACGGTGACCAGTTTTTCCAGTGAATGCTCACGCTGACCGTAACCGGCACCCGGCAGGGACGCCCAGATATTGCGACAGCGTGAAATGGCGCGCTCAATGCGTCCCGCCCGGATGTCATCCAGTGCACCGCGTTCGCGGATCAACTGAATGGCGAGTCTGTCCTGTGACAACGGACTGAAATCCGGCAGGGCAAGCTGTTTGCGGTAATGCGGCCAGAACAGGTAAAGCTGCTGATAGCGACCGGAGGCCGTGGATTTTTCACCGCGACGGTTAAACACCTTCGCCGGTCGGCCATGCGCGAACGGGTGGTCACTGTAGTCGGTGAAGATTTCCGGCTTCCCGTCCAGTCCGGTGACGATCACGTCATAGCCCCGGTTTTTCGTCAGCGGATGATTCGCCGTCCCTTCGGACACGGCCAGCATGTCGAGAAAGGCCGCGATATTCTGATGCGTGTTAATTACCGGCATTACGGTTTCCCCCTGCCCTTAAAGCGGCGCTGAATGGCAATCTCAATCACCTGATAACCGGCGATACCCAGCATGGAGCCGATGCCGCACACCGCAGGCAGTGACAGGTCAGGAAACTGCACCAGAACAACACCGGCAACCATCGAGACAAAACCACCGAGCAACATGCGCCCGATAAACAGACGCGGGGTGATGGGTTCACCACCGGCAAGCACCTTGCCGACAACAATCAGCACCCCAATCATGAAAAGCGACAGGACGCTTTTTTCTTCTGCTGTCATGCGTTACTCCCACAGATTGACAGTTTCAGCCACGGGCGCGGTCTGAACGTCGGGCAGTTCGACGGCGGTGCCGTGCGGCAGCACCGCGCCCAGTTCAGCCAGTCCCGGATTTGCGGCGAGCACGGCTTCGACCACGCCCTCAGTGCGCCCGTAATACCGGACACAAATGGCGTCGAGCGTGTCGCCCTGTAGCGCAAAGGTCTTCATCAGATTTGACTCACGATGCAGCGCGGCTTGTCCTGGATGCGCGCCACTGCCCAGCGCATATCCCGCCACAGCTCATCAATGGTGCTGTCTATGCTGTCGGCCTTTTTGTCGCCCTTGGCACTGGCATCCACGCCGCGATAACGCTCATAAAGCGACGCGGTCGCCATCGCACACACGGCGCGCTCGTAGTAAAAAACTTTGATGCTTTCACCGTCGATGTCGTCCGCCGGGACGTCCGCCAGACGCGTAAAACCGGCAGCAATTTTCTGTTCGCGGTACTCGTACAGCTCCGCATTCGTTTCAGCCATGCCTGACTTGATGGCCTCACGCAGACGGGCAGGGGCGACGGTCTGCTCAAGGCGCATACGTTCCCGGACGCGCTTCGGGTCAATATCGGGAAAAAAGAACGTGTTTTTAATCACCGGCTCGTCGCCTGCCGGTTGCGGGAT